AAATGTTAAGTAGACAGGACTATTTTTTATTATTGGACTTTCCATATTTTGAGGGTGAATAACTAACTTTGTTACTTTCTAGGTTTTCAATATAGTCTTTAATAGCTGTTCTTATGTGTTCTGATACAGTTCTATCAAGGGATTTAAGATAAGTATATTGCTCGGTTGAAACATACATGTTTATTCTATACATATACAGTTATCATACATACTAATACTATGTTTATGTCAAGTCTTTATTCGTGCTTGTAGTTTTTCCAGTCTTTATTCCAAAGTTCAAGCATAGAAGAAGCCTTGCCCCAGTATTGCAACTCTATGATTCGGAGGTCTCCGATTCGTTTTCTTTTCCCATGATTTAGATACCCGTAGGCGTCAGGGTGAGTTAAAACTATACCAGGGCAGGTCGTATAAAATTCCTCTGACTTTCGGATAGTTACTCCTAGACGATCTTCATATCGTCCTGGATCACCGAAGCGAGGTAAGATAAAGTCATCACCTTTACCTTCTTTTTGTAGTTCATCTACACGTTTAAATCTCTCTTCCATAGCATCTACTAACATATCTCTTCTAGCTATCATGTGATTAACTACTCTTCTTTTATTTCTAAATGAATACATAGGTGGTTTAGTCCAAGAGAATAAGGAAACCTTACTCATATCAAAAGCAAATTTATCATGAGGTGGTGCGTATGTATGGAAGTGTTCATATGAATAAAATATATCGTCTTCTGCTAATGCTACCCATTCAGTTTTGGCAGCTTTTGAACCGATAAGTATTTGTTTATAGATATTAAGATGATGTCTACCCCAGTCTCCAACTACTATGTTCTCTGTATTAGGTCTTTGCATTAAAAGATCATCCTTAGCCATAGGCTTTTGAGATACAATAATGAGAGGATAGTCTCCAATAGCTTTAATTAGTTGTTTCTTAGTATTTTCAACAAACCAAGGGTTATGCTCTTCTAAATAATTAGAAGTGTAATAGACCACAGTCATATCAAAGTTTGTCATTCCCATCCTGGTATTGGTTTAAAACGATTAATCATATCTTCAAATGGTACAGTTTGTTTATCCCATGCTTTGTTTTCTCTCCATTTCTTAATAAAAGCAACAGCAAAATCTCTTTCTCCTGGTTTAAGTGAGTATCCACGACCTTGACTCTTATGCCAATGACAATAGCTTGTATTCTTATTTACCATTACTTTACCACCAGATAGCCAAGTTTTAAAGGAAATCTCTTGGAACTCTAGGAAAAATGAGCCATAACTCTCTTCATCTAATCCACCAAAGTTTTCAAAGTGTTTTTTAGTGGTGAACCAACAACTACCTTGAGCTGTCATAGTCTCATCTAACATTATATCTTTTCTATCATCACGTCTTTGTCTCCATTCAACACCATGTAAATCATCAGGATCAATGTATTCGTAATCAATAGGGTATTTAGTATCTTTTCTTTCTTCTTGTTTCCAATCAACTGGATTAAGTGGATAACGTCTAGGAACTACAACCCAATTATCTTTACAATCTTTCTTTAGCACTTCATCATAACCTTTGCTAAAACTACAATGGGCATCACATTTCATTATGTATTCACCACGAGCTAGAGCAACTCCCATATTAATACCATTACGCATACCTTTAGATTCAGCATAGTGTAAATAACGGACTCTTTTATCTTTTGAAATTTCTTCTGGCTTTAGCCAGCAACCATCTAATATTACAATTACTTCAATATCTTCAACAGCGTTTTTTAGAATATCATCAACAGTCTGGCTTATATAAGGCTCATTCCTACTAGGTATTATTACACTAAGTAATTCAGACATAACTCACTATAACAGATGAGATTATATACAGTCAATCTACTTATTAGAATGGGAAGCTAGGAGAAGCACTTGGAGATAGTGAGATACTAGCACTAGGACTTACAGAAGCTGATGGACTAGCAGAGCTAGAAGGACTCAAACTTACTGATAAGCTAGGACTCAAACTAATAGATGAACTAGCAGAGCTAGAAGGTGAAACTGAAGCACTTGGTGAATATGAAGCACTAGCAGATCTAGATGGAGAAGCACTAATAGATACACTAGGTGAAAGTGAAACTGAAGCACTTATAGAACTAGATGGACTATCAGATGAACTTGGACTAGCAGATACAGAAGCACTAATAGAAGCACTAGGTGAAGCACTTATAGATACTGAAGGACTTGCAGAATCAGATGAGCTAGGGCTAGCAGATGAGCTAGGACTCAAAGATATAGATGCAGAAGGACTTTCAGATGCACTTTCAGAAACTGATACGCTAGTAGAAGGACTTACTGAAGGTGAAGCACTATCACTAAGTGAAACACTAGCGGATATACTCACACTTGGGGAAAGCGATATACTAGCTGAAGGTGAAACAGAAGCACTTGGGGAAGCACTAGCTGAAGGACTCACACTAATAGATGCAGATGGAGAAGTAGAGCTAGATGGAGATACACTTAACGAAGAAGAAATAACATCACCATTTATAAGAGACCATACGGCAACAGTAGTAGATCCAGTATTGACATATAAACTCATTCCACCTTTATCAAGGTCATGGAATATAGCACCAGATTTAAAACCAGAATAACCAGAAGGAATAGTATTGCCTTCGGCTTCTAAAATATAATCACTTGAACTAGCTGGTTTAGAAGTAAGAGATGTATTATAACGAAGAACTCTATTAGTTCTATAAGGAGTTCTAGCAGTTAAATAAGCTGCTTCTTGGGTTGATCTTTTACCAGAATCAATAGCTTCAATTCTATCAATCTCTACTTGAGTTGATTTAGGTAAATTTTCTTTTAGTTCAAATGTAGTCATTAGTTTTAAGTTTTAATAATTAACTTACTCTTGGGGGCTATTTCTAACCCCCAATGAAAATCACTTATTAAGCGAAAGTAGCTAACAATTCAGCAGCGAAGTGTCTGCGTGAATCAGTAATTTTAGCACCATAGACGAATAAGTCTTTGTATGCTGTACCGAAATCACCAGTCAAATCTTCTTCCATATCGGCTTGCAAAAGCTTTTCAGCAAATGTACACCAATTTGGGTGAAGAGCTAACATGTGGAAACCGTCGGTATTATCACCAGTTAGTCTATTAGACTTAAAGACTTTGAAGCCTTGTAACATGGTAATAAATCCTTTCTTAACGAGTTCAGAATAAACTTCTGGAACGTGTAAAGCAACACCAGATGCTTGGACTAAGATAGTCTCAAATTCAGGTGGAACAATTAATACACGATCACTATCTGGTACGCTTGATTTACTATTTCTTTCAGCAATATCAAGTTTCTCTTTAAGAGCAGAAACGTATGATAAAAGATTGGAAGTAGTAATCGAAACAGCAGAAGTAGCTTCAACTGTATAAGTAGCACCACTTGAAATAGCACCACCAGTATAAGCAGAATCAACATCATCTAAATCATCTTCAATTGTGATTGAAGTAGCAGATGTATAGGTTTTAACTCTGTACCATTTAGTATGACCAAGAGCTTTGAAACCTTGACCTTCCATAGCTTCAGTAAAAGTTGTACCATCACCAGTAACGACACCAGTAGTAGCAGCAATTTCAACTGTACCAGTTTCATAGTCAGTTCCAATTCTGTTACCAGCAGCAACATCACCATAAAGAGCTAATACAAATTCATCCATGTTTTTTGATCTCTCATCAGCTTTTTGAGCCATGATGGTAGATTTTGGATTCTTAATGTAAGAAAGCCATTTATCAATGGTGTATTCTCTCCAGTAGAATGATTTATATTGATCTATGATCAATTGAGAATTATTCTCGTATAAATCTTCAACAGCAAGACCGCCTTTAGTATAGGTTTGCTCGGAAATTCGTGAGAAATTTAAAATATTTAATTTAGAACCGACTCCGTTGATCTCACCTTCGTAGTCTCGGTTCACGATAGAATCTACAAGATTTCGATCGTAGACTTCTTTCATTAGCTTCTGGGAAAAACCCTCGGCTATTTTAGTAGCGTATGCACTTGACATA